ATAGTAAATGTAGTAACATTTGGGTGTGATAAAGATACCGCATTGAAAAACTGAGTTAAACTATAAAATGTCTGCATTATTTGAAACGTTTATTTTGCGTTATACTTGCGGTTTTATTTGTAGGCGCTATAGGTGGTGTCTTACCAGGAGTAGTTGCGTAAAACGCATCTAAATCACGGGTTACAATATAGGTACTTAATTTTACCTTATTTTCATCCTTAGCTTGGTATCCTTTGTAGTCCTTCTTTTTGTTCATTCTTTTTCTTATAATATAGCTCCATCCATTTTTTATTCCTGTAGATTTTAGCCTCTTCAGGTGTTCTGGTGGCTTTAAACTTATTACAAATTGGTTTTAATTTATTAATCCAGTATTGTTCTTTGGTTTTACGTTCTTTTATATCACCATCAAACTCTTCTATTTTAACAAATTCATATCTATCAATTCCGTTTTCTTTAAATAATGCTTGTAATTTTTTATTTGTAGTAGTGGTGTGTAATGCTATTTGCATTTTTTTTCTTTGTTCAAAATAACCACTACCAACATAAATTACTGTTCCATCATTTTTGTCTTTCCAGGCATATACTCCAATTCCTCCCTTTTCATGGTATGCTTTGGCATATAATGCTTCTTGTTCTTTGTTTGCTTCATAAGCTGCTTTTCTTTTTGCAGCATATTTTTCTTTGTTTTTTAAATAGTAAGCTTTTCTGTCCATAATTTATAACATTTTAGTTTGCTATAAATATATGAACTTATTTCCCCCCTTACACTAGAGCACCCATCCTTGCGTATATTGATTTCCTTTATCAGGATAAATGTTATTTGATTTACCATTTGTTTGGTTGTATTCAGGATAGGTGTTGTTGTTTGCTATCAAGAATTCAACTAAACGTTCAGCATAGAATTGAGCTGTTTGTAATGATTTCTGTAGTAAAAAGTCAATATCAACTTTATCTGGTGAAACAGATTGTTCTGATATGTGTTTTACAATAGATCCATTAGCAATAGTATATGATAAGTAAGGTAATGATTCAACTACTGAATAATGTACTAGGGTATCTTTAATATATAAGTCCATTAGGTCTTTATATACACCAGTAATGGTTCCAGCAGCAACATCAGCTTGTAATTTTTCATACAATACAGTACCTAATAGAATTAGGATATATTTGTCTTGAGCTGTTTTGACAAATGGGATGATTTTATCAGGATCAATATTCCCGCCTATAGGTGATCTTCTGACAATATCATTTCTTGATATGAATAATATATTTAAACTCATTGTATGTTAATTTATAAGCTTGGTCCTACGTTTTCTGGTCCAGTAACAATACCAATTTCCTCATTTGGGTTTGGTGCTGTTTGGTTTGGTTCTTCAACATTTTCTAAATCAGGTACATCATTTGGATTTTCAATGATTGCTTGAGCATTTGCTCCACCAGCATTATCCATCAATTCAGCTAAGAAACCAAATGGAATTAGTGGTGCAAAATATAAATCCTCTCCATTTACACCATTGAATTCAACTATACCTTGGATTTGTTGAATTACGTCTTGTTGGAATGGTTGAATTACCATTGCATAGAAAGTTTCATATGCTACCTTTAATTCATCAGCATTACTAGAGAATCCAGATGCTGTTTTAATACCAAACAACATTTGTGATGTTACCCTATGCGCCAACATAATTTTACGTGATGCTTCTTCAGCAATAAAATCATACTGTTGGTGTAGGTTTTCTGGTTTAAGTGCCTCTACAGTTGTTTTATATTCTGGGTTTTCATTAAATGATAAAATGAATTTACCAGAATTAGTTGTACCTGAGAATTTAGTTGCAATCATGTTCTCCATTTGGTATTGTTCTTCAATTGGAGGAACACCACCGTTAAAGTTGATGATTGTAGAAGGCATAAAGTTATTTCTAATGTTGTTTAGGTGTAGATTAGAAATTTCTTCTTCTGTAGCTGCGTATTGGATTGATGAATAGTAATCAGGAATACCATAATAGAATTTACCTGGAGAATATTTTTTAAAGTACAATATTTGTACATCATCCTCATATTCATTTTGACCAAATGCTGGGATGTATTTTGGTTTGATTTTCTTATCAGTAAAATCAGGTGAATAGTAGAATCCTGGAATTACACCATTTTCATTTACCTTTTCAGCACGTAATGTATCTGTTGGTATGTGGTAAAAATTGATGATTCTGTTTCTTTCAGAATTAAATACTAATTGAATTGAAGCGTTACCATACAATTTATAATCAAATATAATTCTACGGATTTCTTCCTCAGTAGTAAGTGTGTATAGGTATTCTTCTAGATCTAGTCTATCTTTTGCTTTGACACCTTTACCGTAAATTAAATCTACAGAACCATCAATACATGCTTGGTTGGTAGGTGATGTTTCAAAACGTTTAATTAATGTAGTAAAGAAATCATCTATACCGTCAATACCATATTCAACCCATGCTCTTCTATTGTTAGAAGACTCAGTTATTCTAGGTGTGATATAGCCACCATCAGACAAGTTTACTACTTTAATTGTTGATCTATTTGTTCTTTTTTCTTGATTAGCTTTCATAAATTATATAATCATTTGAACTGTCATAGTATGACAATAATGGTTCTGAGTTTAATAATGTTGCTGATTGTGTAGTAGCATAAATTTCTCCTCTATACAATTCAGCACATTCTGTACTGCCACTAAATTGGAGTACTTGTAGTTTATAAAAATGACTACCTGTAAGATAAAGTGAAGCAGAAACAACTAGAAAATCAGAGGAATCATATGATGCAGAAACAGGTGTAACTGAATGTGATACGTTTGTTTCCTCATCAGTCAACAACAATGATACAACAAAAGGAGAATTAGATGCACTAGGCCTTGTCCTAATCTTAAATGATTGTATTGATCCTGTTTGTGGAGTTAATATAGTCATATTTTTTTATTCTAGCGTTATAACCATACCCTGATTATTTGTTTGTGGAGATAAAGATAGCCCGCGGGAGAGCGGGCTACCTTTGTCAACAGAGATATATATAGAGAACTGACCGGGGTGAGTCAGTTTTATCTTAGTTTGAACCGTATACTACAGTTGGAGCGTTAGCTATTCCTGCAAATGGGTTACTTACTGTTGAACCAGTTAAGAAGTTAGCTGGTAGTTTTTCTTGACCAGTAAATACTGAAGTATATCCAGCTAGGTCACCGTATGCTTGTCCTGTTACAATTGTACCAGCAGTCATATCAGCACCTTGGTCTTTACCAACTAATAAAGCTTCACCATTTCTGGTGTGAACTACAATCTGAGGTCTTCCATAAGCTAACAATTTGAACTCTTTAGTCATTGACGCATCTAAGTGTTTCAATGTTAAAGATAGCTCTTGGTTGAAGAATGTAGTACCGTTGTCTCTAGAGGTGTTTACAGTCTCAGTATACGCGTTAGCACCTTTCAATTCATACTTGTAAACAGTAGAACCACTAGGGAAAGCAGTTACTACGTCATCAGCATCAAGAGTAAAGCTAGAAGTTGTATAGTTGATGAAGTAAACAGCCTGTAGACCAGCAATTTGATCCTTACATGGTTCATTTCTTCCTAAAGAAATATTACAAGCCATAATTAGTTTTATTTAAAGTTTTAATGTTTTTTTTTGATAATTTGGTATTAAGGGGAGCATTGCTCCCCCTATATTACCTAATATTATCCGTTGTACCAAACAATGTCAGATCCAACACCAAACTGAACACCAGCAGTGTAACGCATGATTACACGTACATTTTGTGATCCGTCTAGGTCTGCCATGTCTAGCAATTTAACTTCATTCTTGTTGCTTAATAAAGCAGTACCAAAGAATAGGTTTGATTTTTGAGCGGCAACTACGTTACCAGCTGGTAAACCAGGGCACATTAATACTGGAATACCTTGGAAATCCATAGGCTTAAGACCTACAGTCATTTGGTTGTTAAATCCGTTAGCACCAACACCAGAAGCTTGAGCACCACCTAAAGCAGTTTGGTAAGCTTTCATAGTAGCAGTAGAAACGTAGATAGCTAAATCCTCTTTACCGTAAACAGTATCAGGAATTCTATCAACAACTAACTGAAGACCAGCAATAACAGTAGAAGAAGCAGTTACTGCACTAGCACCAAATGATCCAGATAATACACCTGAACCAGCGGTTCCAAACAATTGAAGGAATCCGTCAAATTCACCATTGGTAGCGTTAGAACCAGACCAGATGTTTCTTTCAATTTTCTGAGCAACTTGTCCAGCAACTTGACCAATTAAGAAATCAGTAAAGTTAGCAGGTAGGTTGTCATAAACTGATACACCCATGTCAATAGCTTCCCAGTCAGAACGGAAATCTTCCTTACATAATTGTAAGTTAACTTGGAATTCTTCTGGTTGGATGATTTGTTCAGTTAAAGTGATAGTAGAAGAAGCAGAGAAATCACATGATGCATCTTTTACAATCTCATCAGAAGCGTATTTCTTAATAACTTCTTTGTACTTAATGTTTGGCTTAAGGGTGATGTACTCTTTATCTAGAGTAGGAGCACTCAAAAGCGCAGCTGCAATATACTTACCAGAAAACTGACCTGCGTAAGTACTTGAAATATTAACAGTTGTAGCCATTTTTATTTATTTAATTAATTAAAGTTTGAGTTCATCATTCTAGCAAAAACTCTAGATTGAGTGTCTTGGGTTTTCTTTTGAATTAAAGCACCTAATTTTACAGGTTCTTCAACTGGAGCACCAGTGAATTTCTTAGGAGCAGACATCATTTGTTTTTTCATGTCTTCTTCCATTTCAGGTTCTTTAATATCTTCTTTTTTGTCTAGGCCTTTTACAGCTTCAAACAATTGAGCAATATCAACACGCAATTGATTTACTTGCTCTTCTAATGAATCAAGACGTTGCTCTTCAGAAGCCATTTCTTCTTCTTTTTTAACAACATCCTTCTCATCATAGACAGTAGTGTCAGCTTCTGGGCCGGCAATTTTTTCTACGTCCACTTCTTGTAAGTTTAGTTCTTTTTTCATTTGTGAATCTTGTTTAGATGCATTAACGGGTTTACCATTGTGGTTGTCTTCCAAATGGATAGAAGTCATAATACCATCCTTAGTAGTAATGAAAAATCTTTTTTGACCATTTGCTGTTGGTAGATAAATGATATGGTCTGCATCTGGAGCTGGAGTTCTACTTCCATCTTCACCAATTACCATTAATGTGTTTCCTACTTGAAACGCATCAGTAACTACTGCTGGACCATCTTCTAATTTACCATACTCATCACCAGATAGCTTAACAGACTGTTCAGCACCAATTAGGGCCATGACTTTGTTAAGAATGCTTTGTGAATTCATGATTAAATTTGTTTTCTAGGGTTGTAACTTTGTGTATATATTCTATTTGAGAGGTTAAACCAGCCCAAATCTATCTTTATAGGTATTATATTGTTCTTCTATTTCTTCTGGAGTAAGAACTTTATTCCATATTTTATAAATTCCCATTGATCCAGAGAAATCAATTGCTCCTGGGTTTGCACTATCACTAAATAATATTCCATTATTAAAATCTAATTTAACACGGTATCCAGGATTAATTCCAGATAAAGTACTACTTAAAGTATTATCAACCCATATTTGCATTTGGTCTCCATCATAAGTAGAAGTGAACATATGCCATTCATTGATAGGGTAAGCTAAACTAGAAGTTAAACGTACATCAGGTACAATAGGATCAAAAAATCTAGAATATCCAAAATGGTAAGTACCGGCAACACTACCAGATACACATAAAAATGTTTCTATTCTAGGAGTAACTCCACCTTCACCAATAGTTAAGAATGTTGATTTTTCATCTCCAAATGATCCTGGATTAACTACAAATAGTGTAGTATGGCTAGAAGTAATATTCAGCGGTATAGTATCATTCCAATTACCATTAGCAGCACTTGCAAGAGCATCACCATTACTAGTGATAAATCCTCCACTTGCTGGATTAAAGCTTCCTGTTTTATCACTTATAAAAGCATAGCTGTTTTGGTATGCACTAGTGTCTGGTATAGATGAACCACTAATGTTTGCAAAGTCAATATCAAGTAATAAATCTGGTGCTGGTGTGTAATACCCAGATGTGTCTCTGTTGTATTTAAAGCAGCTATTAATTTCTGTATTATTTAATACTTTATTATAAAGCAACACAGATTGGATTTTACTTTGCCATCCAAAATGTTGTCCTAAATTTGCTATTCTCCCTCCTATTGCATAAGCAGGTCCTCCATCTGTTGGTGCTGTTAATGCTTGAATTTTAGTATAGTATGAAAATAATGGTACAACATCCTGAAATATCCATTCAGAATTAACATAGTAAAATTGGATTAATTCTGCTACATCATCATAGGTAATAGCAATACTAGACATATCATTAAGTGGTATATCTATTGAGCCAGTAACACCAGGAGCTCCGGTACCTATAAGAATTCCGCTTCCTACAGTTTGTAAATTAAATTGCAAAGAATCAGTTGAAGCTGAATACGCTGCTTGTACACCAAATGATTTATCACTCCAAGTAAGGAGTTGTTGAAACCCACCACTTGCAAAATTTTCATCAGGATAAATTGTTGCTACTATAGTGAATGAGGATGATGGGGGAAGAGATCCAGTAATGTTGATAAAAGAAGATGTTGCTGGAGCAGCAGATACTGTTATAGATGAAGCTGCAGGATAAAAACTAAAAAATTTATCTACAGGATTCCAAGAAATAAATCCCTCAGGTTCAATAAACCCACCATTTTGATTTCCGGCAGCATTAAAAACTGAAGAGCCACTACCTGGATATGATCTAACATCAGCAGAATTTACCCACAATATCAGACTTCCAGTATCTGGAGGTGTTGAGAAATCAAATGCAGATATTGCTTCTTGGGATACCCCAATTGCATTTATGTTAGCGTTTATCATTTTGTTTTATTTTAATGCTATAATGTTGGCAGCAGTAGATGAACCAGAAATACTTGTAAATAAACCGGGAATAAATCCAGATGCAGATACAAATGATAATACTGAACCATCAACAGTAGTTGCCACCAATGTACCTTGGTTACCTACATATAGACCTTGAGCTAAGAAATCAAAGCTACCAGATACAAGTTCTCCACCAGAGAATTGTAGGTTATTATTAAAGTTTTGGGCGTTTTCTATTTTCATGATGTTATATTATTTTTATGTGATTATAACAATGTTATCTTTTTACAGTATATCCTTTGACAAGGTTTCTTCTGTATTCTTTACTATTCATTTGAGATAGATCTAATTGAGCATAGCATATTGCTGTTGCTTGATCTACATCATATTCACCAGATATTTCCTCAATACATCTTGAAATAAATGTATCATCTGGTTCACCTTGGTTACGTGTTGGAATTGGCATATTATTTGTTTTTTTCTGTTAGGTATTTTATTTCAGTTCTTAATGAAGCCACCTCAGCAACTAAATCAAGTATTTGTTTACGCATTTCATCCTTTTCTTTAGATGATTCCATCAATAATGCCTCTAATTTGGCAATGCGGTCTTTGCAATCATGGCGGATAAAATCCTCATCACGTTCTCTATGCATTGCTCTTTTCTCATAAAAGCGCCAAGCAGATGCTCCACCTAATGTTGTAATTGCTGTTATTAGTACAGCCCAAATGTTATCACCCATTTCCATATCTTAAAGGAGGCCGTTGAAATTAAGCGCGTTTACGCACGTTATCTCCCCTGGCCTCTGTATTTTTTAGGACGTTCCTCTTGAGGACCGTATGATTTTTTTGCTTTACCTCCTGATTTCTTACTGAATACTAGTTTGACACTAGATGATGCTTGTTTCTTAGCCATTAGTCTAAACCAAATCTTGTTTTATATTCTAAGTATTGATCTTCAATTTCACCGTCATCAAGTGCCTTATCCCATACTTTAACTACACCAATACCTGCTTCAGTCATAAATCCACCACCAGTATTACTTCTACCACCAATGTTAAATTGGTCTGTTGTTGGAGAACCTGGAGATACACTAGATGCTGTACCTATTGATCCTGTATTAATAAGAAGTTCTAAAGTACCACTAGTATAGTTTACTCTATGAGTATACATGTACCATTTTGTTTTGTCATAATCAACACCAGAATCAATTACTGATACTCCAGTACCAGTATTCCATAAGTGGGTTCTTACATAATAAGGATCTGAATTTAAATTCATTAATAGTATTGAATTATCTCCACCAATAGGACCTGTTGCAATTAAGTCACCTTCACTATCATCAGTTCTTTTGGTTTGGAATACTATAATTGTATGGTCTCCATCTCCTAAATTAATTAGATCAGTCCAACCAATTTGGGTAAATAAAGTACCGCCTGGTTCTGCATTACTAAATTCAACATACCCACCACTATTTGCATTGTAATATCCTGAAGTATATCCACTAGCTGTAGGCATACTATATCCAGTATCACTTAAACCATACCATACATCTGTACCTGACACATATGAATTTACATCACCAGCATCTAACCATAATAGTAAATTAGGATCACCAGCAGGTGCTGTTGGTTGTAGGTTTAAATAAGCAAATGGGGCAAATATACTCATATTAGATTAAGTTTTTAACGTTAGCTAAGTATAGATCTGAGCTATTAAAAGCAACAAGTGTTAAAATATCTTTGCTTGTGTCAGTTGTAGGTACATAAGCACTACCACTAACTTGTTTTACTGAACTTGGGAATGATACTGTAGCGGAACCAGTTGTACTTAATAATAAGTTTACTGTTTGACCTGCTACAATACCTGTTGGGTTGATATGTGTATCTGCTCCTTCAACTAGTTGTAGTGTAAAGAAATTACCTTTAGTTAAATCAAGTGATGCAGTGCTACTTGCAATTGATAATGATTCTACATTACCATATGCACTACCTGTGATTGTAAGTGAACCAGTAATAATTGCTGATCCAGTATATGGGAATTCAGATGGTGAGTTTAGAGCAAATGATGCTGTTAATGCTTCTGAAGCATATGATGCTGTGCCAAATAGTGAACCAGTAATGCCTTGTGATGCTGAAATTGGTGTTAAGAATGTTACTCTACCATCTGTCCAAGTAGATTTATTTTCAAATCCAATTACTACAGGGTATAGATCAGATGGATCATTTAACCAAATAGCTGGTCCAGTCCATCCTGTTGTACCAAAATTTTCTGTAGCTAGACCCCAACCAATATTATTTGCACTTGTGTCTGCTACTTCCATATATCCACCAAATGCATTAGTTGATGTAGTAGAAACACCACCAGCAACAGAAGCAATAGGACCAGTTGCTGTTACGCTGGCTGCAGTAAGTGAAGCAAATCCTTGTACACCACCAAATGTGTTGTTCTGATTTGTTTTAGCAACTACTGCTTCAGTAACAAATGAGGCACTATCTGCAAGTGTAACGTGTGATGCTGTAATAGCAGTATCAGCAACTAAGGCATGTGAAGCACTAATTGCATTGTCTGCATTTAAGGCATGTGAGGCACTGGTTGCTGTTGAAGCATCTAAAGCATAAGATGCACTAATAGCATTTAATACATAAGAGGCTGTAGTAGCATTATCTGCAAGTAAAGCATGAGAAGCACTAATAGCATAAGAAGCAGATGTTGCTGTACCAAATATGCTACCTGTTACAGTTAAATCTCCATTTATTGTTTGATTGCCTTCAAATGTATTTGCTTGGTTCAACAGCACAGAGCTACTAATCCAATCATCATTTAAGTCCCTTACTAGGGCAGCAG